TGCTGGTGTTTATCCGTTGGAAACTGGTGAGATTACATTTAGTGAATGGTTGAAAGAAACGGACTTTGCAAACCCTTACAATTCAATGTTTGTGAGCCATGAATGGTATGGTCTTTATCGTGATGAATTGGAAAGGTACTTTATCCGTATGTCGCAAGTGAACCAAGGTTCCTACCGTGATATGTTTGTGGACTTTATTCGCGAAAAACACATGTCGCAATTAGATAAGTAGCTGTCGCTTCCAGATATGCAAATATCTATGGTTGTAGTATAATGGCTACATTGAATGATTGAGAGGTGAGACAAATAGGCATGATTAGTTACTCCAAATCTCGGTTCACTTTCGAATCTAATGAGATACCGTCATATCGTTCTCCGCGTGCTGACCACTCGGATATTCCGAGTGCTAGTGTTAAGGCACCGAGCGATACTTCTAAGAAAGAATCTGTACACTATACTGGCGACTACCTGATTGGTATTGCTTCTCTACATAAGAGCAATTCGGTGCCTGTGGTAAAAGGTTCGGAAATGATTGAAGCTAGTGCGAAGATGCGGAGAGGTTAATGTTATGGAACCTATGAAAATTGGAATTACTGGTACTAGAAGCGGATGTACTAAAGCGCAGTTTAGCAAATTACAATCTATTCTGGAGACTTATACAAATACTACGGAATTTCATCACGGCGATTGTGTCGGTGTCGATGCCGAGGCTGCGCTTCTAGCAAAAACGCTAGGAATGAGGATTGTTAGTCATCCTTCAGAGAAGGATGAATTAAGAGCTTATGTTCCTTATGACGAGTGTAAAGAAAAATTTTCTCACTTTAAGAGAAATAGGAACATAGTCGATAGCGTGAATCTTCTTATTGTGATTCCGTGGCAAAGTGAATGGTCTAGCAAAGGAGGCACATGGTATACTCATGACTATGCTAGACGGCGCGACAAGAGACACGGTGTTAAAACTCTAATAATATGGCCGGATGGTACAACTGAGTATAAAGAAAAATGAAATTTGAAGACCTTAATTTTAAGAACACAAATCATATGGGTGTTCCTGGAGTACAAGCATGGGTTACGGTTGGACAACATAAGGTATCAATCGTAAGAAGCTCGATGAGTTACGGTGGAGACAGAGGACTCTACGAAATGGGATTCTTCGACCCAGAGACCGACGATATGGTCGAAGTGCCTGGTATCACTAACAACGATACTGTGGTTGGTTTTCTTACCGAGACTCGGGTAGAGGAAGTCTTGGAAAACCTGAGACTCATATAAGGATAACATATATAAGACATTGCTCTTGAAGCATTGCTGGCGATGCGCGGGATTTGTAACCCCGATAACCAAGTTCGATTCTTGGCGAGAGCACCAAATTACGGATGGGCATTCCTTGGAGAGATAAGCTGGCTGTAACCCAGTGGCCTAGTGCTGAGTAGGTTCGAATCCTACCCCATCCACCAATTTTATTCCTCGGTAGCTCAGTTGGTAGAGCAGCTGACTGTTAATCAGCCTGGCGTAGGTTCGAGCCCTGCCCGAGGAGCCAAACATACGTGTCAGAATTGTTTTCTGTCTAGTCGGTGAGCATATACCGATGAAAAGAAGCAAGGTAACTCTTGTGAAAAAATGGCCGATGGTAGTAACCCGCATTTAGTAAGGTGCGTTAAAATGTGAGGTAGCGTGGAGAATGATTGTACTACAAGGACTTGATTTCTAGGAAGCGTCTCACATCTTACTCATAGCAGGTGTAGTATAATGGTATTATCACGGCCTTCCAAGCCGAGGACAGGAGTTCGATTCTCCTCACCTGCTCCAGTTTTACTCGGTGTGGCGCAGTTTGGTAGCGCATCTGGTTTGGGACCAGAGGGTCGGAGGTTCGAATCCTTTCACCGAGACCAATTAATGGAAAGGTGGCAGAGTCTGGTTGAATGCACCGCACTTGAAATGCGACATACCGAAAGGTATCGGGGGTTCGAATCCCTCCCTTTCCGCCAAGTTATAACGGGGAATAAGTGTTGACGGGGGCACGCAAGATTTGCATTCTTGAAGGAGGGGTTCGATTCCCCTATTCTCCACCAATTTAGGACTCCTTCGTCTAGTCAGGTAAGGACACTACCCTTTCAAGGTAGGAACACGGGTTCAAATCCCGTAGGAGTCACCAATTTTAATGCGCCCGTAGCTCAACAGGATAGAGCATCGGCCTTCTAAGCCGAGGGTTGCAGGTTCGAGTCCTGCCGGGCGCGCCAATTTATAGGTCTGTGGTGTAATGGCAGCACTAGAGGTTTTGATTCTCTCAGTCTTGGTTCGAATCCAGGCAGACCTGCCAATTTTGTTATAGGAGTATTATATAATGGGTCTTGACCAATACATGTGGAAGCGCATCAAAGATGGTGCAGACGAAGGTGATACCATCGAGGTCGCATACTGGCGCAAGGTGCGCCACATTCAAAACTGGATGGAAGCCAAGTGGCGTGAGAATGGTAATACTGGCGAGTTTAATTGTGAAGCTTTGACCATGACTCATGCGCTATTAGATGAGTTAGAAGAGGATGTTAAGAATTTGAAAATTCTCCGATATGATGGTGATGGGTTCTTTTACGGGTCTTATGACTTCTCAAAAAAGGATGAAAAGTACCTTTTAGATACCATTGATAGATGCCATGAGGCAATCGACCAAGGGTATCATGTTTATTACGATAGTTGGTGGTGATTATGAATAAAGTGAAATATTTTACTGACGGTGTTCCAGTAGAAACTGAAGCAAAGCGTCAGGTCGAAAACGTATCGTCTTTACCATTTGTAAAGCATGTAGCTGTAATGCCAGACGTTCACTACGGTAAAGGCGCGACTGTTGGCTCTGTTATCGCTTCGCATCGTGCGGTGATACCTGCTGCGGTGGGTGTTGACATTGGTTGTGGAATGATTGCGGCGAAGACTTCGCTTCGTGGTTCTGACTTACCAGATTCGCTGAAAGGCATTCGTTCTCAAATTGAGAGCGTAGTACCTGTTGGTATGAATCGTAACAAAGAGATGGACAACCATGCGAAGTTTCACTGGAACCGTTTACAGACCAAGTCTTACTTGGTAGAAGACCAAAAGAACCCAGAGTTACAACTTGGTTCGTTAGGTGGTGGAAATCACTTTATCGAATTATGCTTGGACGAAAACGAAGATGTGTGGATTATGCTTCACTCTGGTTCACGTAACGTGGGTAATATGATTGGTCGCAAGTTTATAGAACAGGCTAAGAAGGACATGGAGAAGTGGTTCATATCTTTACCAGATAATGACTTGTCATATTTGGTAGAAGGTTCTGAACACTTTGACCAGTATGTGGATGCTGTGAGCCAAGCACAAAACTTCGCATGGTCTAATCGCCAAGTGATGTTGGGTCGTGTGGTCGATGTTTTGCGTTCTGTATTTCCGGATATGGATTTGCTTGAAAATGCAATCAACTGCCATCATAACTACATTACAAAAGAAAATCACATGGGTAAGAACTTGTGGGTCACTCGTAAGGGTGCAGTGCGAGCTCGTGACGGTGATTTAGGTATTATACCTGGTTCGATGGGTGCTAAGTCTTTCATCGTAAAAGGTAAAGGTAATGTACCGTCCTTACACTCGTGTTCGCACGGTGCAGGTCGTAAAATGTCCCGTAATGCGGCGAAGAAAAAGTATACAAAGGATGACTTGATTCGCCAAACAAAAGGTATTGAATGTCGAAAAGATAAGGATGTTATTGACGAAATACCTGGTGCATATAAGGACATTGATAAGGTAATGGCTGCACAAAAGGACTTGGTAGAAGTACAGTATACTTTAAAGCAGGTGATGTGCGTGAAGGGGTAATCTTACCCCTTCTTTTTATAAGAGGATATAAAGTGAAAGATATGTTTTTTGAGGAGGTAAAGGAGGATTTTGAGTATATTAGAAGGCGCACCGAGTGCCTTGAAAGAAAGCTTGAACCATTGTTTAATGATTTACACCGTATGTCGCAGGTAATAGATGCCATACAAAACCATTCCGATTGTACGGAAGATATGTTTGCAATGATAGAAGAGGAATTAAAAGATTATGCTAAATGAAAATTTGAATACAGGTATGAAACGCCTGGTGAATACCGTGGCCCGTATTGAAGACGACCTATTGTCCATTCATGAGGACATTGCCGAGGTATTTAACGCCCTATCCAGTTTGGATGAAACCTTTGAAGAAAGTGGTCCATCGCTCGATGTAGAACCACACGTTCTGTTAAGTGGACCTTTCAAAGGTAAGACCGCTCTACAGTGGTTCTCTGGTAACTTCGCACATAACGATGTGACCATCCCGCGCTCGTCAATTAAAGAAGCCTACGACTACTTTGATGTTCCACGACACAAGCGCATCCCATATCAGTTCTAAGAGTTCTTATATCTCTTAAATTATTATAACAAATAGGGGGTTGACAAACCCTTATGGATATGTTATAATGGACCCGCGTTAAGCAATAACTTTAATTAACTATGAGGAAATGAAAATGCGTAAAGCTACTACAAAACTTGAATCTGTTCAAAGTCAAACGAAGGTCATTCCTATGACCCAGATTAACGATCTCTTGACCAAAGGGTTGATCGATATTGATCCTGCGTTTCAGGCGAATGAATTCGGCACCCGTTGGACGCCCGCACACCAATCGAGTTACATGAGCAATGCAATTCGAGGAATGGCACCATCGCCATACATTCTTTGCGATGTAAAAAGGAGTCTGGACCTTGCTACAGAGAAGGATTATATCTCAGATATGCGGTACTTCCAGGGTTGGTTGAACCAGGGAACTTCTTACCTAAACATCGATTCAAACAATCGATGTGGTTGCACACAACAGTTCTTTAAAGGAAAAGTGTCTCTTATGGAAGGCGAGTATTCTTGGTATGACGACGAAGGAGATCGCGTAGTTGTAGAAGTCACAAAAGGTAACAAAAACTTTAAAAACCTTTCAAAAACACTTCGCGACCACATCATTAACGATGTTAACGTCGCTGTGACAGTTATTGCTACAGCTCGCAGAGACCAACTGTCCGAAATGTTTTTCGGCATCAATGACGGTGTACCGTTGAACAACCCAGAGCAGCGCAACTGTTTCACCTCAAACATCGCAAGTGTGATAAGGGAGAGTGCTCGGGAGTACCGAGACTTTTTCAAATCATGGTACAAAGGCACACAGATTAATCGTCGTGTGGTTGACGACTTTCTCATGTCTCTTGCTATGATTGATTATGGTATTTCAAATGACATCAGGCTGGAGAAAATTTCGTGCACAGCTCCAGCTAAACTTGATGCTGTTTATACCGATTCAATGGTAGATAAAAACACCGGTAAGTTCGCAAAGCGTCTCAAAAAATTCATGTCTTTTGTCATGAAGCACGACCGTCTCAAAGATCTAGCTAAGATTAACTCGATTTTTGACCTGTATGTGATCTACGCACAAATTTGTAAATCTCATAACGAATTCAGGTTCGCTGAGGGAAGAGAGGAAAAGTTTGTTGACACCTATGTGAAAAGTGTAGGCAAAGCTATGCAGGACCCAAGAGAGTTTAAAGTGTCTGAAGGTACATCTAAAAGTTTCGACTTCATGCTTGGTGGTCAAAAGTCTTTGAGTAACTACCATCGCAATGATATCATTCGTGACCACATGACTCCTGAAAACTACTTTATCGAAATTGATAAAAAGCGTAGTCTAGGAGATCGCAATTCAATGTTTGTGCAAGCGGTAAATCAAGATTTTACTACACCTGGTGGTAAGGTTATTGAACCTGGTAAACTGCATACTTCTGATTATCACGCAGGTCACATCGAACCACACTCTCAAGGCGGAAAAACAACCATGGAAAACATGGCCGTACAAACTGCTGAAGAGAACCTGAAACTAGGCGCAAAAGCGATAGCAATAGAATAAAGTTCGCGTCGTATAAATAAAAGTGGATATGCCGAAAGGGTATCCACTTTTAATCACTCGCTAATATAGGAGAATCAATATGACTATCACAAGAAGTCCATTCCCATCTTACAGCCCTTTTACAGTAGGATTCGACCGCGCTCTGCGTCGTCTCGATTCACTATCTGAAACAAAGGCACCATCTTATCCACCATATAACATTGTAAAGATAGACGATGACAATTATATCGTTGAGCTTGCAGTGGCTGGTTTCACTGAGCAAGACCTGTCTATTGAACTCAAAGAACAGGTGTTGACTGTGACAGCTTCGGTCGAAAAGAAAGAAGAGGCTGATTATGTGCACCGAGGTATCGCAAAACGAAGCTTTGAACGCGCATTTACTCTGGCTGATACAATCGAGGTGGTCGAAGCCAGTTTGTCTGATGGTATGTTGCGTATCGAATTGCGTAATGTAATACCAGAACATAAGAAGGCAAGAAAAATCGTTATCGGTGAACGAAAACAACTCTTGACTGAGTAATACATAAGGGGACTTCGGTCCCCTTTTTTTTGGTCTCGACAATATGAAACAAATTAAATACAACATTTTTGATACAGAAACATCACAGTTTGTTGAACATGAAGTCGCCAACAATTATTGTACCTATGACGATGATGGCCCTTTAGGTTATAAGGTCTATAATGATATAGTTATCAACCCGTTCAAAGATATGTTTACTGTTTCCGGTACTACATTAAATCACTTTACACTTTTAAAGGATTTCGAGACAGTAGAATCCGATTCTAACTACAGAGCCGACAATCTTGCTACAGAATTGACCCAATGCGGGCCGCGCCGATACAACTGGGCACTCGAAAGACGCACAAATTTAGAACGAAGAAAAAGAATGTTACTACAATTTGTGAAAAAAAATGATAAGATGCCCTCAATAGACAAAGAAGTTTTGTTTTTAGGTTCTGCTCTTATTATGGAATCAGAAAAAAACAACATACACTGGGGGCATTTTCTAATAGATATTTTGCCTAAAATGTGGTGGTTAAAAAACAATGATTACAAAGGCGACATTGTACTAACCAGTTTTTATACAGAAGATTCGATACAGGAAACTTCCTTTCTAAAATTATTACAAGCAAAAAATGGACACCATGAACCTATTCCGTTCAAGAAAACCCATAATAAAAAATTAGAAAGTTTCTTTCAGTCTTTTGATATCGATATCGAAAGAGTCATTATATTAAGGTCGCCTACAAAATACTCTAAAGTTATAGTACCCGATAGTTCTTCAACCTTTGTGAAAGCTTATATACATGAAGAGTTCAAAAAAACGACACACCATATAGCAAACAAGTTAATAACAAAAAAGAATTCTCCTAAAAAAATATTCTTTACTAGAAAAAAACTTTCTTCATCCAAAATTATAGGAAGTTACGAGATAGACAAATTTTTCGCAAAAAAGAATTACGAGATTATATCACCAGAAGAACTCAGTATAGGCGAACAGATAAACCTAGTGACAAATGCTACTCACGTAGCAGGATTTTTAGGTACGGCTATGCACAATTTAATATGGACAGAAGGTAAAAAGGTCACTATTATCAATAGACTTTCTGACGAAAAACTAACAGGACAATATATCATCTATGCTATGATTGACAGTATGTTTAATCACGAAACACTTTATGTACCTAGATTTTACTATAGAAAGATACCTGATGTTGTTGAGTGGTGGGAAAGTGGCGAATATTTGAATCGGGTATGGCCAATAAATACGGAAAAAATAATATCAGTATTGAAAGATATGGACTTATAAATAAAGTCATGTTAGGTATAGGAACACCGTGATGCTCACATTCTCAGAATATCGTATTTTATCAGAAGCTGCTACTGATACAAAGAAACTCACTCATCTTGACCATGTAGAAGACCACGCCCACAATTCCGGGGACGAGGGTTTTCACCACGCATTTCATTCACTCATGAACACGCACCATGCCTTGAAAGGTAACCAGCGTGAAGGTCACTCAATCACAACCAAGTACGATGGTGCACCCTCAATTGTTTGGGGCCATCATCCAGAAAACGGTAAGTTCTTTGTTGGTTCTAAATCTGTTTTTAATAAGAACCCTAAGATAAACCACACTCATGAAGATATCGAAAGAAATCACGGTCACGCACCTGGTCTGGCACAGAAGCTTCACGGCGCATTAAAACATCTTAAAAAGATAACACCAAAAGGTAAAGTGTATCAGGGTGACCTCATGCATTCAGGTGTTAAATCAAAATCAAACCCACACGGCGACGTAGAGGAACACAAAGAATGAAAACGTACAAAGAATTTTTAGAAGAGAACCTAAAGAAAATGGGTGCTTTAAAAAGGAAAATGAAAGACACCATGGATTCTAAAAAAGAACTTCGCCTGTCCAAATTAGAAAGGGATGGTCATTGGCACGATACTGACGATGATCACAGTCAGACTCATCAAGAAGTAGAAGATGATTATTACGATGCTAAACATGACCATAAGAAAAATGTGAAAAAATTACAAGGTCTAGCTAAGGCTGTGAGAAAAGATCCTCAGGGTCAACAGCATATGAAAGATATGGTGAAGAAAGGTAAAGAAAGACAGGATGCTAAAAGAGATAGTCTTCGCAGCGATAAATTAGCAGTAAAAAAACCAATCAGTAAAGATGATACAGTCGATTCTGGTAAAAGAAAAGGTAAATTACAAAAGTGGAAACAAGACGCTTTAATTAGAGATAAGAGAAAGTTTAGTAAATAACCATGAGCAAATATTCCTTTACACCCAATACGATTACATACTCTACACCTAAGAACTCAAAGCATGGTAAGGCCATTGCGAAGTCCAAGATAGGTGTTGTACCACATACTGAGTATAAGGGACACAGCCTTGAGCATATGGAAGCACATTACAATGCTGACACCTCGCAGCTGCATCATCACCCAGATGTTCATGTAGTATCACCTCA